TCTAACTCTGAATCTGATGTTATTGATCTGGTGGATATGAGTTCGGCCATACTCGAAGGAGGTTTCAATCCTTACGGTAATGGGCAAACAGCTGTCTGTGCGACGGGACCCGTTATCAGAGAGCTAGATAAACAGGTACCATACTCAGATTGTGTCTACGACTATGAGGACATGACTGTGAAGTTGTTGGTAAGTGTGAATACTTTACCTCCTGCAAGTCGGGACTTTGCTAAATCCATCATTGATCCTGAAGAATATTCTTTGGTAGGACTACCTGATGGTTACGATGCCAGCGAAGACCTTACCGAACGTAAGCAGATAGACAAGCAGGTTGGACAACGTTTTGGTGTGGGAGGCAAAACTGGCCAGAAAACTGAACCCGTATCAGCTGCTACTCGTAACCAGGCAGTTGCCGTGAGAGGAATCAATCTTGCCAAACAACGACAGCAGGTGGTTGCAAGAGTGGTACGGAAAATGGCGAATTGGGAACAGGTCTTAAGATGGTTCACAAACGGAGACATGCCCGACGAAGTCTTGGCGAGAGACGTCTTTATGGCATGCGAGAAGAAAAACATCAATGGACGTCTAACCGCTGATTATTATGCCGTTACGTTGTTGGTGGACGGGAGAAGGGAGAAGGAGGTTTTAATTGGGTATTCTGGTTATTCTAAGGCATTAATGCATTATGTACAGTCCCCGATATTTGATCAGTGGTGTGCTGAAAGATTCAAATCCGGCAACAAGCCGCGCGTCCTAAAAGAATCTGACAGTGTGTATGCAGGTCACAAGAATATCAACGTGGTATTGTCAAATGCAGAGCATGCCGAAGAGAGTAAATCTGATGACTTTGTAATGGTGCCCAATGTCGAGCCTGTATCCCAAACCCCCAATACTTCGGACCGGGTGTTGGAAGGTAGTTTTAATCCCTACGGTAATGGACAACCGGACTATGACCGCTCGAACGAGGTAAAAGAAGGCAGCTTTAATCCTTACGGTAATGGACAACCGACCCCCATGTTCCCCAACTCTATGTCTGACGTTGTGGCCGGCAACCATAGCGTTAACAATTTGATTGAAGAAGGAGGAGCATTGGCTGGACCTGTCAATGAGCCGGTTAACGATGTAATTGAGCTTACGGGTCTCAGGAACGCCCAAGGTGTTACCATGTCCAGTGTTCCGCGAGAGATACACCTACGCGGAGGGTCCATCAGTACTACCAACACGGTGCAGCCTGTAAATACTCTGAACTCACCTGAAGCCCTATTATATCCATTGAATATTGGGATCAACACGGAAGAAGAAGACTACTACACACAGCCTAACCCCTTCAGACCCCAAACATACGGGGTGGGACTTATAAGGCGCAGAGCCCTACGTCCTTCTGTCTTGTCAGCTATGGGTGCCACTCTTAACGAGATGTTGGGACGTATGGGTAACATAAGACCGGATCAAATTACCGAGTTTGGTTTTATGACGTCAGACAGTGCTATGTTAACCCGTCTGCAACCCGATAACAACGGTGATTCTATAGCTGGTTTGCTTTTGAAGTCTTATCTATATGAGAAGAGTAGATGTTGGGTAAACGACTTGGCTCAACTACCATTAGGATGTGAACCTGGGAAATTCGATAATGCATCAGCCTTAGCTCCCAACTCCGCAGTGGTAGTCAAATATGATTCACCTGATATTGGAGAAGCTTCGCCAGACACATTCAACGTCTCATGTTCCGACGGTGCGGACAAGGTATTTCCATATGTGGATGGCAACACTGTTCCACAGATTGCTTTCCATGTCTGTAAGGCTTCAATTCCCGATAACGAACCGTTTTTCATGGTCAAGCCCGGTTTATTATACCAGAATGATGCTGGAGCTAATTCCATAAATTTAGCTTTGCTTGCTATGTTGTTGGCTCCGTACCCTTGTGGTCTTCACACAGTTACACTCGATTGTTACTATGATCAACCAGAAAATGTTGGAAAACAAACGTTC